CTTATAGTTCAAGTGCATCTTCTCGTTCTCATAAAGGTCGAGAATTGCGCTGTTGCCGTCGTTGTCCGTTAGCGTTAATATCACTTGGTTCATCATAAGCCGACAGGTTGTGAGTATTTAAGATTCAAAGTAACGTTGTATAATTTAGAGTATCTTTCGTCCTTGATAACAAAGTTTTGAGTGTCAACTAAAACAGGTGTCATTGTAGCGTCGTCGTTGATTATAAACACGTCATTCGAACGACAAAGCGTTTGTAACAATTCGAACTCACCTACGCTTACCCAGTCGCTGTTTATTTGCAGTCCTTTCGTTGTTGTGACGTAGCGGTCGGTCGTGCCTCTGTCGTATGTGTTAAAACCAAACGTCGAGGTGTTGTAAGAACCAACTACTTTTTGGTATTGCTTACGATCGTAGTTAAACGACAATTCCGACTTCTTCGTGAAGTTGAAGTAATCCACCCCACCGCAAGTATTCGTCCAACCCAAACGCACATTGTCAAAGCGACAATCGTCAGCGACAAGATAGAAACAATATAAGCGCGAAGAAGGCGAGTAAATAGGGAAGGTAATTTCTTTTCCAAATTGAATAGTATAGTATTTAGCGCTTGTCAAGTCTATTCCTGTCGCTGCAACATTCTGATAAAAAGCACCAACCACATTCACGATTGAAGGATTGTCAGCTATCGAAAGCATTATTGTATCAATGATAGTATCCGTGTTGTCGTAGCTTGTAATTACAGCAATATCGAAGTCACTATCTGCAAGCAATGCCGTTGCGGAAGGCGCGTAAATAACACCCCAATCACTAACGCGCGTTGGTATGTAAACCCAATCACTTGATAAACCTCTTGCAGGTGCTTCGCTCCACTTGTGCGTCTCGTTTGTTCTTTCACTCATTGCGTACTTATCAATTCCGTCGAGCGCATAGCGTGTGTTTGGGTTTGGCTTATATCCGTCGCTCACTTGATATTCAGCAAGGAACGCGTACACGTCGTCGATGTCAGCCATTCCGCTACCGCTTACTGTGAACACTCCGTCAACCAACCACCCTTCTTTAATCGTGCAAGAGATAAACGCGACGCTAGTGTTCTCTGTGTCCGCTGACGTTGTCAAAAACGAAGGATTGTGTTGAAGTTTTTCACGAAAGATAGGTGCAAGGTCTAAGATTCCTTTGTCGGCTGCGTTCGGCTGCACGTTCACTTGAAAAGAACCAAAGTCGAACACGTAGCGAAAGCCTGCGTTACTCACGTTGTCGCTTGAAGCAACGAGAATAAGTCGTTGACCTATTGGTGTGTATTGGTACGGTTGATCGTCTATTGTAATTGCCATATTTTAAATGTCTTTAAATTCGTTTTCTATTGTTGCTGTAAAGTCTTTCTGATACGCTGCGACAATCTTTGCTTCGTATTCGTCCCAAATGTTCTCCATTGCGTAGTCGAACGCGTGCCAACCCTTTATTCCGTCCCTTCTAACTTTGAACATAATGAGTTTTGCTACCTGTTGTTTGAGTTCTTCCGTTGACTTTTTGAACTTACCGCTTGACTTGTCTCGAAGTCGTATGCCCTTTATCGTCATCCAATCGTAGATAGCCTTTTGCATTGGCGACATCTGACCTTTCGCGGGTTTGCTTCCAGAGCCACGCTTGAACGAGTAGGGCGCACCTTGCGACTTCTGCGTTCCATTCACGCCGTTCTCGCGGAATAAAAAGTATTGCCCTGCCTTACCCTTTGCATAGACCGAAACGTTTATGTTCTTACCCTTTATTTGCAGTCTGTATTTCAATGACTTTTCGAGCGTACCACTTGCTATCGCGTTGGTGAAGTTCTTCCCCACCTTTCGCTTCATACGATAGTCGGACTGCATCAATTCAACGAAGCGTTTAGCCATATCGTTGACCACAGCGAAGAAGTTTGGTGCGCTTTGTTCGTTAGCCATTTGTTTCTTCGTCTGGAACTTCTTCTGTTATTGTTTCGTAATTACCCCACTCAATTGCCTCTTGTTCGTTGAGCGTTTCGATATAACCGTTTTCAAAAAGCATTCTGTATTTTGTTATTATCATCGTGCTGAATTAAATTTCATTTTATAACCTAAGTAATCTACTGCCATAGCTCTGCTTGTAATTCCAACAGTTTTAGTAATTGAAACAATTGGTAAAGCTGCAAGATTGTTTGTTGGGATATTTGTTATTTCAGTTCTAACTAAAACATCATTGATATAATAATAAATTTCTGTGAAAGTTGAATTACTTTCTATTCTAAACGAATACCATGTATTTACAGCTACGGCAACGGATGTTACAAAATTTGTTCTAACGCTACTTGCAGCAGTTATTATTTGCCAGTTAGCTGATGCTGTAGTTCCTGTTCCAACACCTCCTTCATCATAAATAAAAGCGCAACCTGTATTTACTGTTGAATTAGCACCTCCGCTTATTCCAAATATCACATTGTATCTATTTGTAGCGTCGCTTAAAACAGGTATCCAAAGTCTCGAAATGAACGAAAGTCTATTTCCTAAATACCAAAATCTACCAAAGTTTAAATCTGTTCTTATTGCCGATTGTCCATTTGCAAGAATGCCTGTAGATAAACCTTGATAACCAATAAAATTAGTAGTTGAAGGCGCACCTGATAATAAATTCGCAGCACCGCCATTTAACGGAAATGTTTGAAATACTCCATCACCACTAAAAGCATTATTTACTCCAAAGTCATTGAAGTATTCACTTCCCCATTTTCGCTTCCATTCGTTTTGATTTGTTATAGGCATCCAACCCCAAAATGAATCATAATATTCAACATAACCTTCTGTTGTGTTGTATATCTGAAGTGATGTTGTTGGTGAAGTAATAGCATTTCTTTGCGTTGTGGTCATGCGAGGAATAAGAAAACCTTGCGTAGTGCTTGTTATATCTACAATAGAAGATGCTGAAGGTGAATTTGTACCAACCCCTAACCTATTGTTTGTATCATCCCAAAATAAGTTAGCGTTATCCTGCGCTATTGTTGTGCCATTGCTGAATAGAACGCTGCCGCTTGTAAGCGCAGGAAGGTTAAATTTAGCGTTCCACGTTGCCGCAGATGCTATGTAAGCGTCAGCCAAGTCAGTAGTCAAATGTAGCTCTGACAACTGCGTCACTCCACCTGTCACGCTCATCGCGTTACCGCTGCCGCTTGTCTTGTTCACCGTCAATGCTTCACCTGCTCCACCCTTCGTAATTGAAGCAGCAACACCGCTACCACTTGAATGATTGATGACTAAATCTTTCGCGCTCAACGTGTGTGTTCCTAAATCAACGTTTTGCGTCGCGCCTGTGTAAGGAACGTAACCTGTCAATGAAGGCAAGTCTTGCGCTGTGATGAATGGGTTGACACCGTCCTCTCCGTCGTTCGTTAGGTCGCTCGTTGCTGTTGGTATGGTCGGTTTGTTTAATATCTCAGCCACTCCGCTTGTCGCGTTCCAATCTGAATTTACTTGTGCGTTTGGAATCGTTGGCTTGTTGTCTAAGTCGTTGTAATCATTCGAGAAACCAACCGCGCTAATGTCGGCGGTGTTGGCTTTAAGTGCAACGTCCGCGTTCAAATCAATTACATCTTGTTGCAACAAATCAATTGCCGCTTCGATGTCTATAATCGTCTGGCAAGAAGGAAGCGTTACGCAAGTAAGACCTACTTCGTCGCTCAACAAGTACCAACCGCGCACCCCTTCTTCATTCGTTCCGTAGTAGTAGTTTGGTGAAGGTTCTGCTTCGTCGTTGACTAACGAAACATTTCCATTCTCGTCGCGAGTGATTGAATCGATGAACGTTAAAATTGATCCTGTGCCACCTGTTGAGCTTTCGAGGAAATCGTTCCACTCCGCAGGAATACTGCACGCATCCCAATAGTAAGGAACGAGAAGGTCAAGACTAATCGTCCAACCTGTAAGTGTGTGTTGAAACTCTTCAAGGAATGGTTCAAGGCTTACGTTGTTAACCGTAATCAAGTCACCGAACAAAACGCGGTGGTTTGTAATTTCGGCAACCAAGTCTTCAGCGATGCGTTGAAGGTCTGAAAGAACCTCGCGTTGGTATTCCGTCTTATCTTCTTTGTCACGCGGCATATCGGCAAGGACAATCTGAAAACTGAACGTCTTCATACCTTTGGCGTAAGTAACGTTGGAAGGCACAACGTGCATAAATGGGTATTCACCAAACTTCTCTAAGTCGGAAACTTCGATTTGCCCGTGAGAGAATCTTTTTAATATAAAGTGTCCAGAGGCGAATGCCTTGAATCTATCTATGAGCGCGTTGTAACTTTGAATGTTGGACATAATTGTAGTCTATTAGGTAAGTCATGAATGTAAATATCTCCCACGCGGATTTTTCCGTAATTGCGTCCAACTTTGTTATATCTCTTCCACACGCTTCCATAAAAAGGTGATACCAACCGTAGCGTCCAAGCACTTGGTTTAGGTTGTCTCTGTCTTCAATTGCTCCGTCAACTCCTGTGTCAACTTCTTTACTTCCATCTCCAAATAATCTAGCGAAGTGTTGCTTAGTTCGTTGAGCAAAGTCGAAAAAAAAAGCATCGCACCATTGAATTGTTCGAGCGTCATCTGCTCAACGTACCCTTCAACGAGTTCTCTATTTTGTTTGCTGTGTGGTACTATGGTGTACTTTGTTCCCACGCGTTTGTCTATTGGTCGGTAAAGCGTTCCCATTATCTTGACCATATTCGCGCTCACGTCCGAAGCCCACGTTGAGATGTCCGCGTACTCACCCATTGAGATAGAATACAGGTCGGGAATAAAACCGAAGTCCTTGTCTTTGATTGTAATGGTCTCAAAGAATTTCGCGCTTTCGTTTAGTAGTGTTCCTTCAAATGCAGCGAGTAGTGTGGGCAAGTGTTGGAAGGGAATCTGCTCCGCTTGTTCTTTCGTTAAGTTAGACACGGACGCGAGGCGCTCAATGTCATTCTTCGCCGCGTGGTAGTCAACGTATTGCTTGACGCTTATCGATGCGTAGTCAGCGGGTATGCTTACTTTTATACTCATTGTTTTTTGTTTAAATTTAACACCCGACTTTAGCTTGGTGTGTTGTGTTAGCGGTTGCTGTTACTACCTAACACAGCTAGTTGGAATCAGTCGGTCGCCCTGTCCAACGCACTCTACTTTATTCAAGAGGTAGGTACAATGCTACGAACCACAATACAAACATCCTTCGTCGTCGTCGTCGATAGTGTTTGCTTCGTTGTAGATTCGTATTGCTTCCATTTCTATTTGTTCCTTCTTCCACGTTGGGTTGAAGGCGCTTATCTGTGATTTGAGAAAGTTTAATTTGTTGTCGCTCATTACTTATTTTAAGTTTAGTTCTTCGTTCTTTGTCACAAATTTAACCTACAATTGTGACGAATCCACATTATAAAGTGTCACAGTTTTCTGAATTATTGTGACACATTTCTTTCGCCTTTTTTAAAATTGCATTCCACTCCCACTTGTCTTTCGGTGTGTTCCACAACTCTTCGAACATCCAGTCAAGTGCTTCGTTCATACGATTAGTTGTTCAACGTCGATGTTGTGTTCTCGCAGTAGTCCGCGTATGTATTCAAACACTTCCTCAATCCCTTCTTGATACGCATCATCTTGTCGTTCGTTGTACTTGGTGAACTTGCGATATCCGTTCATATCGAGTTCCCACAAAGCCATCGCCATATCGAGAGACTTCATCATTCGCGTGTATTCGAAACGATCGTCGAAGTCGGAAAGGTCAAATGTCAAAGTTGCTTTACTCATTCGGTAATTTGTCGAATTGGTTGTTATAATTTGTCGTTGATGATTATTTGAATCGGAGCATCGTTAACACCTGCAATTTCATTTCGCTCAACGTACCCTCGTTTCTTTCCACGTGTCTTCAAATAGAAAATTGTTGCGCTTGTGTTGGGTGCGTCTTGAATACGGATTACTTCACCGTCTGGTGTTGACACCTCGCGGTGCGCTCCCTTAATCAATTCGAACAACTGACTTTCTGCGAAGTCAACAGCAAGGTCTGACAATGATTCAACCTTTGCTTTGTAGTCTTCGTCTTCTTGCAACCAACGATAGTGTGTTGTTCTGTCTATGCCTACAATCTCACACGCAGACGTTACTACTCCTAAAGTGCTTTCGAGAGCCTTTAGCATAGCATTCTTTTTTAGTGTTGCGTTTTGTGGTTTGGTTTCTTCCTTGCTCATAATTTATAAATATAAGAACTACCCTAATTTACCCTTGTAATGGTTAATAAGTTGTTCCATTTTAGAATCGTAGTATTTCGAGAATGTTTTGAATCCGTCGTTGTCTTGTTCGAATAGTCTGAATAGAACACCCCTCAATCGTTGTGAGGGCTTCTTGAGCGTATCTTCTAACTCTGACTTAAGACTTTCTACTGCGTCCAGTTCTTCGCGTTTAAAATCTTCGTCTTTGAAAGCAAGATAACCAAATTGATTTGCGATAGTAAATAGTTCAGACGCTTGAGCAGGACTTAACTCATTTGTTCCAAACGTTAGTTTGAGCGTTTTGTCCTTTCGCGTACCTACGCTTTCAAGTTGAGCTGGTATAATAATCATTTAAATAAGTTCTAATTGTGTGTAATTGTTATTTTGGTTTGTCCAAATAGCTTCAGTACTTTGTTTGGCTGTTCCTCTTATTGTAACTAATGGAGTAAATTGCATCCAATCTGCCTTTGTATTTTCACAAACAATTACTTGTCCTTGTCTTGACTTGCACCAATTTGATAATTCTTGAAAGTTTAAATTCTTTGAAGATTCTTTGTAATGTTCACCACCAAACTGATAAGGCGGATCAATAAACCAAGTTGCTTCTATGTTTTCACAATTTTCAAATGTATCGTTGTAAATTTTCCAATGTCTAATTTTTTCTAAATTATTAGCTGCCTTTTTTAGTTTGGTTGCTTGCCAAGGTAAAGCGAATTTAGAAACTTTTTTATTGCCACCTGTTGCTCCATTATTGATTACAAAAGACATAAATTTTCTTTCAATATCTGATAATTCAAAGTCTTCTAAAGATTCACCCATTTTAAGAATAGGTAGTTTTAATATATCATTTTTTGAAGCTGTTTGAAGGTATATTAAAACATCAAAGACATATTTACTTTTCTCATAAAGTATTACATCTTTCCAGTAATAATTCAATGCGTACTTTGCTGAACCTGCAAATGGTTCAATAATCGTATTATGTATTGGTTTAGGATAGTGTTGTACAATCCTTGTTTTGCTTCCGTAGTAACTAAACATTCTTTTATGTCATTAAATTTATAAGTATGTCACTAAATATGCAAAGAAAAGAAAAGAACAAAGAAAACGTGTAAGCACTATAAAGAAAGAACAAAAGAAAAAGTCCCCCAAAAAGATTACTCTCGCTCTTAAAAGAGCAGTTGCACGTTCCAAGCATTGATGTTTTGCAAGTTTAGTCATTGGTTACTTCGCTTTGACTTACGAAGGCGGTTTGTGTTCTTATCCAGTTTGTTTCATTTTCAATTCAAAAAAATAACCCCCAATTGTTTTTAGTCGTCAAACCTAAAACAAAAGAGGGTTAGCTCACAAGGTTTGACAATACAAATATACATTGAATGTCATTCGTTATAACAACAAGTTATTCACCTATTTCAACATCCTTCATCGATTCAAGAAACGTATTGATGTCTTTCTTCACGCAAGGGGGACACGTTGAACGCTCGTTAAACGCTCCTGTAGCCTTGTCCTTGAACGAATAGAACTTCAACATATCTTTCTGTTCAAGTCGTCCTTGCGCTTTCATTTCAAGCAGGAAACGTTTGAACTCGATTTGTTCTTCAATTGAAAGAACACCGTCCCATTTTGACGCGGGACAAGATGCGAAGGCTAACTTTGCCTTAATAGGCATAACGCACCCACACAACTTAATCGACTTACGACGGAATAGAACTTCAGTTTCTACTTCTTCACCAACAATTAATGGTCCGCAAGACTGCGTTGAGGCTTCGAAGAATTTACAGGTGCGACATATTTCAAGTCGTCTTTTGTACTCATTACTTTTTGCGAATAACATTAGCTCTTATTTTTTGTTTGATATTGTCTATTGTTCTGTAAAGGAACGGCATTGGTATTCCCGTTTGTTTTGACAACTCTCGATAGGTAAATCCTTCGAAGATGTACTCTTGAAATATAAGACGCTCAAACTCGCTCAATCGACTAATTAGAATATCCAGTTGCTCGTTTGTCATTCGTGCGCCTAACCACGTCTTGTCGACTTCGTGAGCGTATTCTTTGAAGTCACGTCGGTTTCTGTTCCAAGCTATCGTTTGTTTGTAGAAAGGTGACGTTGGTGAGTTAACGGCAAGATACATTACACGAATAAGATAGAATTCAAAGTCGCCTGTGTCGATTAAGTTCTCGATATGCTTTGAACCAAACATTGATAACAAAGAATCGTGAAGTAAGTCTTCATAGTAATCTTCGCCTCGCGAAATGTTCTTCGCAAGTTCTTTGAACTTTTTGTAATGTCCTTCTATATAAGTTTCAAGTGTCACCCATTAAAGTATTCGTCGATAACTTTGATTGCTTCATCCTTACCCTTACAAATATAAGAACAATAGCCTCTGTTTCTTAATTGCTCCTGCCAACGCTTTTGCTCTGGTGACGCAGTACCACCCTTTTCTTTCTTCATTTCAATCGCAAGACCGTGAAACTCTCCGCGTGGTTCGTAGATGAATAGGTCGGGAAAGCCTTTGACGTATCCTGTTCTCTTCATCTTGATCGCTTGTAAGTAACTTGTTCTCATACCACCTGCGGAAGCGCAATAAAGAGCGTCGGGATATGCTAAACGAAGGTACTTTATTACAATTTCTTGTTGGTTCGATTCAGATTCAGGCGTTGTTTTACGTCTTGAACTACTTTTTTTATATGTTTTCTTAAAAGTTTTTACATTCATTTTCAATCAGTTATAAATTATTTTCAAAAAAAGTTTATTTTTTTCTTGCTATCTCAAAAGTTTAGCATATATTTGTATCACAATTAACAACAACAC